TGAAGACCATTGCGTGATCTGTGCCTTTAGCAGGATTGTCCCCGCAGCTCGGACGGTGCCTTGCAAATTAAGGCTGGAAACCGTGCCGGAGGTGAGCACGCACGTGGCGACGGCAGTGCTGGTTCCTGATGATAGCTCGCGAGTGCAACGGATCTGATTGGGCGCAGCCTGAGGAGCGATACTCAGGAGGTGCCAATCGACGGAGGCATCGGCCAACAGCCGCAACCTCCCTCCGGCTGCTGAGTTGGCAGACTCCACGGCGACCAGCGCAAAGACCTCCCATACGCCGGCAGATAGAGTAAGCTCCAGCCCGGTGTCTGCATAGTTGGTGGAGGACACCACGGGGGCGGAGTCGGCTGCCAACTCTGCAAAAAGTCGCTGGCCATACCTCGCATCCACCTGGTCGCGGTTGAGCATATGCGTCCCCAGCGTGGGAGTGCCGGTGGAGATCGGAGAGGTCGAAAATGTCTTTTGCCCCGCCGCCGTCTGGTCGCCGGTGAGGAGCATGACTTGAGACGAGGTGAGCCCGGAAATCATCCAGGCTCCATCGACCGCGCGGACGACATACATGCCCCCGGCCGGTGCGGTGGCGACCGCGCCGGCCGGGCCGATGGGAGCAGCGCCCGAAAACGTGTATCCATTTGTCCGGGCATCCACGACGAATGATTTGCCTTCCGTGCCCGTGGTGGGGGACGCGAGAACCAGCCCCTGGGTCATCCCGGAAATGTTGCGGAGCCGTTTGCCCATGTGAGTGGGGTCGATGACGGTGGTTGCCGAGATAAGCACTTCGCCCGAAATTTCGCAGTCCGAGAGGAGGGCGACGGTGCCGGCTTGGTCGGGGAATTCAAAGAGACGATCTGCTGTCCCGGAGAAGGTCAACGTCGGGCAGAACGTCGAATTGCTATCGAACCGCCAGAATGCCCTTTCGGGCGACGCCCCGTCTGGGTTCCAGAGCAGCTCAAAATACCCATCCCCGGCCTTCAGTCGACCGTCTGCATCCACACCCCGGAACCGCACGCCATCGGTGCCGACATACAGTTCATTCGCGCCGTCTGGGCTGGGGTCCTGAGCGACGCCGATGTTGGCGCGGGCTTGGGCAGCTTGGGGACCGCTGAGGGTCTGCACGCGGTCGAACAAAACGGCCCGCGCGGCGACGTAGGCGTCAGGAGTCGACTGGGCGGACGGCGTGCCCTCATCCCCCGTGGCCACCGCAGGCAGCAAGGCCACGTGGATGGTCTGGGAGCGGACCAGCTCGCCGCCATCGATCGCCGCGGTGAGTTCCATGACGCAGGGGACCGATGATTCCGAGCCCAGGGCGGCGATGGCCTCTTCCGTGTTCGTGTCCAGGACAGCGTCCCAGACATTGCTGGTCTCCTCGAAATCCTCCGCCACTGCGAGGAACTCGGCGGAGGATTCCTGGCGCTTCAGGGCCAGGGTGAGGACGGCCGTGGTGGCGGTGACGATGGTGCGGCCGCGCACCAGGGTGATGGAGATCGGGTAGCCGGTGCGGGTCTTCAGCCGCATGCTGGCGATGGCACCGCCGCGCGGCGCGGTGAGGAGTTCGTTGCGGTCGAGATCGAAGTAGAGGCGGTTCATGGTTTGGGGAAATGGTCAGCCGTTGAGGCGTTGGCGCGGGACGGTGCCGGCGGATTCGGAAATGATGGAGACGGGCGGGCGGGCATTGGTTTTCCCCGCTTCCAGGGCGGCGTCTCCGGAGGCGATGGCCTCTAACATTTTGCGGAAATCGGCGGCGCGTTTGGTGGCCGGGTTCTTGTCGCCGGACTTGCCACGGCGGCCATGGAGTTTTTCCAGCACCAGGGCGGCGGCACCGGCGCGGAGGCTCGGCGGGACATCGGCGAGCGGCAGCGGGTAGCGGCGGGAGAGGTAGCCCTCGATCTCCGCATCCACGGCGGCATTGATGGCATCCCAGAGTCCGGCATCCTCGATGCCATCGGCATCATCGTCGAGGGCCTCGACCAGGAAGGCGGGCGGGATCTCGGTTTCGATGTCGGTGCGGACGGCGTAGGGCATGGCAGGAGGAGAAAGAAAAAGCCCGGCGGGGAAGATCCGCCGCCGGGCTCAGGGTGTGTGCTTATCTCATGGAGCGGGCGATCAGGCAGCGTCCGCGCCGGTGCTGCCGTAGGCGAGCTGGGGCAGGCCGTAGCCCGCGCCACGGCTGGCGTAAGCCTGGTAGCGGAAGACCTTCTTCTCGAACACGGTGTCGCTGGTGACTTCCGTCTGGCTTTCCAGGCGGACGGGGATTTCATCCTGATAGATGAGAGCTTTCACCGGCATGCCGGTTTCGACCAGGAACCAGGCGTGCGGGTTCGCGCTGGCATCGATCTCGGGCATGAACACCAGCTCGGCGGACCGGTAATTCGGGTTTTTGCCCCCAGCGGCGAGGGTTTCGAGTTCCAAGATGTCCCGAGCGGTGACCCAAGCAGCGGTGCCCACGATGAGCTTGAGCTTCTTGCCCAGGCGCAGCGGCTTGCCTTCCCGATCCAGGCGTCCCTTGATGTTCAGCAGGGCGGCCTCGTAGTTGGCCGTGCTGATTTTCTTGGTCCCCTTGTTGGAGAAGGTCGGGCTCTTGGCCTTGCCACCTTCCACGTTTGGCGAGTGCTTCTTGTCGGTATCGAAGAAGAACTTCCCGGTGTAGTCCTTCTGGATGAAGCCGGCGATGAGCAGCTCGCCCACCAGCTCGCTCTTGTGTTGCTGGGCGCGCGCGCCGAGCATCTGGAACGATGGTTTGTAGATACCCTCGCGGTCGCGAATGATGTTGATGGCCTTGACCGAGACCCCGCGTTGATACTCGCGGTTCTTGATCTCGTAGCCGGAGCTGGTGAGGTCATCGAACTTGCCGGTGCCCGTGAAGGCCTCCATGCCGCCGATGGTGTTCAGCCATTCATAGGCCTCGGTTTCGGCGGTGGAGTTCGTGACCAGGCAGAGGTCCTCCAGGGGAGTGGCCTCGCCTTGGAGGCCTTCCTTGAAGGCGGTGTTGAAGCCGAGATAGACGGCATTGAGACGGGCGGAGGTGAGCATAATCGGATATTGCTGTTAGGTTGCGGTGGGTGCGGGTGGATCAGGCTTCGATGGTCCAGGTGCCGGCGGAAGAAACGACGGCCCATGCCCCGGCCACGAGGCAGCGGATGTGGATGAACTCGCCGATGGCATCCGCCCACAGATACTTGCCAGCCGCGCCCTGGGCAGCGGTGGAAGGCACCTCGATGGTCTCGGTGCCGGCGGGGTCGATGCGCAGTTGCTGGGCGACCTTCACGGCGAAGTGGAATTCCAGGCCAGGGCGGGCGGGCGGCAGCACAAAGGTCGCCGCGCCGGCCGCGCCGAGATTGGAGAACGCCCCGCCGGACTGGTGGGCAAGGAGGGTGGCACCATCGGCATCATGGCCACCCACAGGGAGACCGGCATGGCCCGGAGCCATGCGGACCATGGGATAGCCGCCATCGAAGCCCAGGAAGATCCCGGCGCAGGGCTGGTTCGCGGTGCGGTCGCGGCGGACGACGTTTTCCGCTTCCAGGTAGCAGGGCTTCAGGATGTCCGCATCCGTGAGCGGGTTCGTGGCGGAGTTGTCGCAGGTGTAGGTGATCAACTCACCATAGACCTTGACGTCGCCATCGGCAGCGCCAGCGGCGGTGTTGTCCGCCTCGGTCGAGGCGCTGCCGCCGATGACCTGGGCAGTGGCGTCATCCGCAGGCACGGCGCGCCCGGCGGAATCGAGGGCGAAGAAGGCACCGGCAGCGATGAGCACGGCAGCCTTCACAGGGATGGGTCCGGTGAAGGAGCCATCATTCGAGGACATTTGGTAAACGGTGTTTGACATATCTCAGAAGGTTCAGAGGTGGGGAGGCGGGGCGGAGATCAGGCGGGGTTGAGTTCGCGCCAGCGGGCGTCGCTGTAGCCCATGCGCTGGGCCACGACTTTTTCCTCGGCGGAGAGTGCCTTGACGGCGGGCGTCTCCTTGGCCGCGGGCGTGGGCGTGGTGGGGACCACTCCAGGAGTGGCGGTGGCCACCAGCTCGCGGACGACGCTGAGCGGAGTGAGCTTCACGGCCTCCGCGCTGAGCGGGATGATCTTCCCGGCAGCGGTGGCCTGGGCGATGAGCACGTCCTTTTCGAGCTGGTCCTGCCGCGCGGCGAGGGCGACCAGGTCAGGGGTGTCAGGCGCGGCCATGGCAGTGACGGGCGGGGCGGCGGGAGTTTCCTCCTCTTTCTTTTCCGGGGCAGGCACGGAAAGGGTCTCGATGCCGGCGATGAGCTGCTCATCGGTGGCGTCTTCCGGGAGGGCGAGTTTGGCGCGGAGAAGTTCGCGGTAGTCAGGGGTATCCATGTTCGGGGTCGGGGTCGGTTTCGTTGCGGGAGAGGGAGCAGAGAACGTGTGCAGGTTGCGGATCTGGCCATTCCGGCAGAGGGCCACGGAGTGGACGAAGATGACCTCTCCCTTTTCGTTCTTGCTGACGGTGGGAGACAGGTCGCGGAAATGCCGGCCGGTGTAGGCGGGCTCACCCTCGCGAGTCCAGGAGACGGGGTGGTAGATGATCCCCACGCCCTCGCGGACAGAGAGGCTGCCCATCCCGGCGATGATGACGGGCTCTTGGGGTTTCACCGGGTTTCCATCGGCAGCCGTTTTCGGCACGGTGCCATGCTCGAAGTCCATGGCGATTTCATCGAAGCCATAGAGGCTCTGATTCGCGGCGAGCTGGGCAAGGGTGGTTTCGTTGACGATGACGGGCTCGCCATCCAGGTCGCGGGATTCTCCCCAGGGGCAGATGACGATTTCCTCGGGCAGGGGGATGGCTCCGGTTTTGACGCCATCACCCGCCGCCACGCCCACCGCATGCGCGGAAAGGAACACGAGCGAAGGAATGGCGGCGGGCTTGGTCATGAGCAACAACGAGGTCGCCAGCATGCCGAGATATGCCAAAGCCGCCACAGGGCATGGCGCGGGTGACAACCCTTTTTTCAGGGTGTGCCGCCTATGCCGCGCATGAGCTTCGCGCGCAGGACACTGGCCACCACGCGGCCAGCGGCCGGCGTGGGTTGGCCGGAGGAGTAGAAGGGCAGGTAAGGCCGGGCCGGGATGTTAGATCCGGGGTGGCGGACCATGGCCACGGGATGCGCGGCACCGGGCCACGCGAGGGCCTTGCCTTTTTTCGGCCGGATGATGTGGGGCTTGGTGCGGCCGCCGAGTTGGTGGATGGCCGCATAGTGCCGATCTGAGCCGATGACGATGCTGGCCGAGGATGTCGTGGCCCGGATGCTTTTGGCGAGCGTGCCGGATTTCCGCAGGCGGGATGCGGTGCCATCCGCCTTGGGTGCCCACGCGGCGGGGCGTTTGGAGGGATCGTTAAAGGCTCGCTTGGCCAGGGATTGCAAACCCAGGCCGATGGCCGCATGCAGTCCCGACTTGTCCTTCGCTCGCCGATAGAGGGTGGCGAGCTGAGGAGTGACCGAGTCGGAGACTTTGCGGATGTTGAGTTGCATGGGGAGGGTCAATCGCCTTGAGCGGGCGGGGAGGCTCTCACGACGTATTCCATGGTGCTTTCGTCATAATAGACTTCGACGGATGTGTCGGCATCGACGATGCCACGGAAGCGGATTTCCCCCCCGGCCTGGCGGGCCTGGGTGGCGAGGATGGCGGTAAGCACAGCCAGGGAATGCGGGTCAACGAGGGAGATGTAGTGGCGAGACATGAGTCTGACGGGGTTGGCAAGAGAGTCATACCAGCAAATCACGGCCGGTCCAGCGTGTGTGATCGTCCGCCGGCGGGTGCTTGTAGGCGGACATGAGTTAAATCAGGTTGGGTTGGTTGAATTGCTGTTCGATTTAATATCCACCGGAGTCCTCATAGCATTTGTTGTCGAGGATTCCTGCTCCGTCGATGTCGCCACACTGGCAAGCGTGAGCGACAGCGGAATAGCAGCTACCATGTCGCTGCTCGGCATCATCGGCCATCGCTTGGCCTTTTCGGAATGCGCTGGCAGTTGCATAGAGTAGCGAGCCATCCATCCCGGCAAGGCGGATTCCTAGCTTATGAGCATCGCGGATTGCCCGTTTCATTCTGTCTATCGCGCGTTTTTCGTCAGTCGTCATAAATCGAACAAGTCAGTGGAGGGAACCGCCGGAAGCCTCCTGTTTGAATTCGAGCCGTGAGGGCGGCGATCCCTCACTTTCGGCGTTACGCCGGACGCTCCGCTCATCACAGGTATGGGGGCACGTTTGGGCTTCGGTGGAGGCGACAGAATCGGGGCGCGCGGCAGGGCTTTCATCCGCTCCACTGTCCGGCTCCGGCAGCAGCGCTAGAACACTTTGAGCGCAGAGCCAAAACACGTCCGCTCGGCCTCTGGTGCGTACGGCTCTTGCGTGCCAATCGGGCTCTTTGGCGTGAACAATCTCATCAGTTCTTCGCACAGTCGATACACCGCACGCGCTTTGGAGCGAGGCGTGGGAGCGACGGGTTCTTGAAGAAATTGGCTCTCTGCTTGGGCCGGGCCGCATAGTGTCCACACTCAAGAGTCAGCCACCATGAGCCAGGCATTTCCTCAATGTGGATCACCGCCCGGAGAGGCGAAGAACCAGCCATGGGAGGCAACGCGGCGGAGTTGGTTGGTGATTTCATGATTGTTTTTCGCGTGCCTCCATAGAGGCGCTTCGCGGCGATGGGCCTTCGCTATGTCGAACCAAAAAGCGGCAAGGTCCCGAAATGCTGCCTCCGCCTCCCCCGGCGTAACGCGCGGGACCTCGGCGCTGCGCTGCTCCGCGTTCTCTTGTCCTCCTCCGCTGCGCGTCATCGTAACAAGAGAACGCTCCGCACCCTCCACCCCTTCCAGTCGCTCAAGGGCATTAAGCGACTCTCTCAGGTAGGTTTTAACTGCTTCGATTTCGATCGTATTCATAGATTTGTTAGGCTTCGCTCCTTCCAGGGGTTGCGGGGCCGAGGTCCCGCGCGTTCATCCAAGGAATCATTCGGCGTCGTCCTTCCTGATTGAGACGCACCCGTATCCCGCAGCAAAGCGGAAGAAGCGCACGTCCTGCGGAGCCTTGTCGAACTTCCGGCCCTTGCTGGCGGTGCTGTAGAATCCCACCTTGGCGATCCGCATGTATTCCAGGCCGGGGAGCGCGGAGAGGATCTCTTGCGTTTGCGGCACCACGTCCGCGATCTCTTTCGCATTGGCCGGGCGGATTCCGAGTGCCGGGTCTGGTTCGGCGGCGGCGATCTCTGACATTGCCCACCAGTAGGGTGCGCGGAGTCCAACGCTTTCGCCTCGCTCCTCGCTCGACTTCCAGCGAGGCACGCAGACGAGCACTCCGCCATTGCATGCCACGGTGTTCCAGTGGTAGTGCTCATAGGCCCCCTCGGGCATCGTTGCACGCAGGCGACGGTCTCCAGTCTCGGTGCAGTCGCCGCGATAGCTCCACACGCATTGCACTTTCCCGAAGCGCGGATCTCCGGCCTTCGTGAATCTTTCCAGCAGTTCGAGCGTAACGCCTTCGCGTTCTCCCCATGTCTTTCGCACAAGTGTCGTTGTCATTTTCCGGTTGGTTTTCGGTGAATCGGGCAAGGATGAACAAGACGCGGATGGACGACGGCGATCAGCCGTCAATTTGATTTCGATCTCCAGCGCGCCGCGCCATCGCTGGATCGTTCCGTGGACAATGCGGCGGGTAAGTCATCTTCCATCGGCGCTCTGGCGGGATCGAGGGACACGCAGAGCTTCTGGCGTTGTTCGTGGTCACATCGCGCCCGCATCGTTCGCAGTAGTGCGTGCCGAGCTTCGGCTTGCATTTCGGCATGTCCCCTCCTTGATCCGCCACCATGCGGGAGGCGTTGTCAGCGTGGACCGCCGCCATGCCGCCGAGGATGACTTGCATTTGCCGCCGCTCGCGATGCCCCAAAATCCACAGAAGAAGTCGCTGCAGTGAACCCGCCAATCTGCTTTTCAATTTCATATCTTTGTCCTTTCTTGCGCGGCTTCTTTGATGATGACGGTTTCAGTGCTGATGACTTTGTTCCCCCGCGTGAAGGCACTGTTTTTTGTGGCTTGGAGCGGTATCCATTTCCACTGCGGCCCGGCGTAGAGAGCGCGGACCTGGGGGCAATCGTAATAGGTGCAGACGACGCGGGCGGGGACTGCAGCAAGTTGGGATGCCAGGAACGCATGATCGCCGGCGCCGAAGGTCCGCGAGTAATATCCTTCCGAGCCAAAGTAAGGAGGATCGATGAACAATACCGCTTCGCGGCGGCGGCCGTGGATGCGGATGAGTTCGGAGTAGTGGAGGTTCTCGATCATGACCTGGCGAAAGAGATTCCCCACCCGGGCGAGCTTTTGGAGAGTGTTTCGATAGCGCGCGACTTCCTTGATCCGCTCGCGATCGCCGGGGCTGATGGCGAAGCCGCCAGAGCGCACTTTGCCGCCAAAGGCGAAGCAGTGGCGATAGAAAGTCTTGCGGGCGCGCTCGATGGGATCCGCGACGGCATGGAACGAAAACCCGCCGGCGACGTATTGCTCATAGTCCTCCTCGAAAACACGGCGGGACGGTGGAAGCCAGCGGAGGGTGCGGAAGAGCCGGGCGCGGGAGTCCGGCACGGAGACCACGCGGAAAAGGTTCACGAGGTCGCCATCGGCATCATTGTAGATGAGCTTCCCGAAGCGATCACCAGCGGCGAGGGTGACGGCGGCGGATCCGCCGAAGACATCGATGAAGGTGTTTGCCGGTTCCACGGCGCACAGCTCGACCAGGCGCTTGGCCAAGCGGTGTTTGCCGCCCACATAGGGGATGAGTCCGTGATTCATGAGAAGTAGCGGCCAAAGGCATAAGCGGCCATCCAGGGGCCGACCGTCATGATGATGAGGCAGGCGGTTTTCATGGGGTGGATTTCCTTTCTTTTTTCCATGCCTTGAAGTCCTGCCGATGGCGGAGGTAGTCGATGAATGCCCAGACTTCTTTCGTTCGTTCCAGCCAGGTGCCGATGATGCGGTCCAGCACGAAGAAGGCGGCGATGGATGTCGCGAGCAGAATGGCCAGAAAACCGAGCACGAGGGCCATGACGGCGATGAGCCAGTGAAGTTTCGCGAGCGGGGCGAGTTCGAGGATGGATGTCATGCTCTGGTTCTTGTAATAATTCATCGGCGATTTGGGCAGAACTCGCATTGCTCTGACCCAATTAAATCGCAGGCAAAGTTGAAGCCATCATCGTAGTGCATTCCGCAATCGGTCATGTCCACGGTGTCGTCGCAGTAGTCCTCATCCTCTTCCTCGTTCCAGCCGTCGATGTCGGGTTCGTCCATGTTGGTGGATTGGTTAGGGTTGCTCATCGAGGTCGATGACATCATCGCCGCCGGACTCGATGAAAAGAGTGTGGTCCGCTTCCTCGCCGGTCATGCCGAGGCTCATGAGATCGGTGCGGGCTTGGGCGCGGGTGGTTTCGCCTTTGGAGAAGGCTTCGAGGATGGTGCGGATGGTCATTTCCAGTTGAGCTTTTTGAAGTGATCCGTGATGGCCTGGCGGATGGGAGCAAACTCCTGGGCAGGCCACTGCGTGAGGTTGTGGGCACCCAGGAGGGTGGCATTGAGCTGGGAAAGCAAGGTGGCATCGCCTGATTCCTCGGCGATGTATTGAGCATAGGCGCGTGCCCAGATTTCGCGCCGGCGGAGGAGGTAGGAGGTGTAGTCCGAACGGGGGCCGTAGTAGTTCGGGATCTCCTGCACGGTGGGCGTGCCGATGGCGATTTCCACGATGTCCCAGATGTCCGTGCCCCGGATCTCGCTGGACATGAGGCCTACGTTGCCAAAGGCCTGGTGATCGAGGAAATGACCGACCTCATGGACGGTGGTAAGGGCGGCTCGCATGCCCTTGGAGCGGACGCTGATTTTCACCGCTGCCGGGCCTTGCCGGGTGTAGGCCCCGAGGGTGCCGGGGTCGCTGCCGGGCTGGCCATCCAGGGGGATCTCGGGGAGGACTCCATCGTCGTGGACGCTGTCGATGGCATCGAGCGCGATTTTGACCTGGGATTTGTCCCGGATCTTGAGCTTGAGGGCATCGCTCACGGGGGCTTTGCGGTTGGCCGGCTGGGCAGGCGCGGCGGCGGACGGCGGTGCCGGTGCAGGGACACGGGGCGCGGGAGCGGGCGCGGGCGCGGCCGCCGGTGTCGGTGCCTGGGGAGCGGGGGCGGCGGGGACATTGGCAGGCGTGGGGGCGCGGCCAGCAAGGAGCCAATCGAGGAGGGTCCGGCCATCGTCGAGGCGCTGGCGGGCGGCGTAGTCTTCCCAGGTGGCACGCTCGGCAGGGCCGAAGCGGGAAAGGATCTGATCGATGGGCAAGACATCGTCTCCTGGTCGCCACTCATAGCCCTCGCCGTCCCGCTCACGCGGGGTGCGGAGGTCGAGGAAGCCCTGGCCACCGGGTTTGACGATGCGCTGGTTTAGCTCGATCTCGCGGAGCTGGGCATCGGGCAGGACTTCCTTGTCCTCGGGGGGCTTGCTGCTTTCGGCGGCGCGGATCTCATCGACCTCGTCTTGGGTGAGCGGCACGCAATCGCAGCGGCAGCCGAATTCCCAGGGCGGAGTGTGGTTTTCCCAAAATGGATGGTTGGCCGGGAGGATCTTGCGGTTGAGAGCTTCGTGAGTGGGGCGGACGCGGCCGTCCTCGCTGCTCAGATACTGGCGGTAGGGGAAGGCATCGGCATGAGCCTCCATGAGGGCATGCTGAGTCCGGGCGTAGGTCTGCCAGCCGTGCATGCGCAGGAGCATTTCAGCACGGCGGCGGGCGGCGGAGGTTTGTTTGGCGCGCTCGTCTGGATCGGTGCTGGTGATGAGGAATGGGGACATTTCGGCGAGGATGTCGGCCTTGATGTCCTCATAGTCCGCGCCCAGGGGCAGCTCGGCGATGCGGTCGCGGATGCGGGCCACCACGTCCAGTGCCTCGATGCCGGTGATGACCAGGGCGCGGGCGCGAAGTTCATTCGGCAAGGTGTCGAAGATGGCGCGGGTGATGGCGGGTTTGTTCCGCAAGAACTTCGCGCCCTCGGCATGAGGCATGGGGGTGATGGTGGCAGTGGCTTTCATGGAAGATAGATAATGGTGCCGTCTTCAAAAGACTGCGGTCCCAGGCGAAACCAGATGTCCGCCACCAGCATGATGCAATTTCTAAACCTTTCGCGGCGAGGCTGGTCGGGGAACAAGGTATCCTTGGCTTTGTAGAACTCGATGGCCTGGATCTTGATATCGAGTGCGTGAGCGCGGAGTTCAGCGTAAGATTGGAAATGGCGTGGCATATCTCAGTTTGGCAATGCCGGGCCAGCCGGGGGTGCGGGTTTGGTGGGGATGACGGGGTCGATGAGTTGGATGGCTGCCGTCACGGCGACAATGCGGAGAGGTTGCTCGTGCAGGATTTCGTTCAGAGTAGCCACTAGCAAGGTCGCAGCGGTGGCGGGGCGATTTTCGACGATGGGGACATAGACGATCTCGATGTCCCCGACTTGTTCCTTGCCCCGGCGAAGTGAGCCGGCAATGATGAGTTGCACCGTGGCCGGGCGGAAATGCGGGAGGATCTCGCGGACCACGTCCAGGGCGAGTTTTCGGGGGAATTTCCGCTTTTCGCTCATATCGCGATTTTAGAGGGGGGGGGGGTCGATAAAGCCGACGTTGGAGCGGTGGCCTCCGGCGCGTTTTTGCCCCCGGCGAAGCCCGGCGAGGGGGCTTTCTGGGGGCCGTCGCGAGGATGGTTCCCGCGCGGCTCATGTGGTGCATGGCGCGGGCGATTTGCGTGGGCGCGGCGATGTCCTGCTTCGCGGCCTGCATGGCCTCGATGAGATTGGCCTCCGCCATGAGCAGGGCAGAGTAGGCGGCGTGCAAATCAGCGAGGGCGATGTCACTCATGCTCGAAGGGGGTGCCGTGGGGAGTGAATGACCAGGAGCGGGCGAGGAGGCCTTTCGCGACCTCCTCGATTTCCCGCATGTAAGGCGGGCGGATCTCCGGCCGCTCGAAGGGCGTGGGCAGCGGCTCGGCAGCGATGTGGACGATGACGCGGGCATGCAGGCCATTCGCCAAGGGCAGGTAAATGGGCTGAGTGTTTTCCTCCGCAGCGGCTTGGGGCGTGACGATGGCCTGGAAGGGACCGTCACCATGCACCGCCTCGGAATGCGCGGCGTGCAGCTCGGCGAGGATGAAGGGAGTGTCCGTGGGTGCCTGCATGTCGCCAGAGCTGAGCACGGGCGACTTGCTGAAACGGCCTTCCCGGCGCTGGAAACTTTCGGCCAGGCCGCGAGCGATTTTCTGGGCGATGGTCATGGGGCAGTGATCGGATAGAGTTCGTCCGCAGTGACCGCTAGCTTGATCGCCGGCGCTGGCGTCTTGCCCTTGGCTAGATCCGTGAGGATGGTTTGCAGGGCCGTGAGCAGGACCACGGTGATGGTCTCGCCCTGGACAGCGGCGACGGCCACGCGGCATCCGCGCCAGCGGTGATACGGCCTGGTGAAAATGTAGCATTCGCCAACGGCGGGAGTGGTTTTGTTAGGCATGGTGTCGTCCGGTGAGTGGTGAAGGTTTAGGGTTCGAGCAGCTTGGCTTTCTCTTCAGGCGAAAGGCTTGCCCAGTAGGCGGCGGCCTCGTGTTGTGCGGGGTGATCGTTTTCGGCCCATGAGACCGGAAACGCACAGCAGAGGAATTCCCCGTCCAGGCTGAGGACCACGAGGCTGAGACAGGGTCCGCTATGATCTTCGAAGTAGCGGACGACAGAACCCTTCTTTCTCGGCAGCTTCGCGTCCCAGAAACATTCTCCTTTGTGGTAGATACCGTAGGGGCGGGGGTAATAAAAGACGGCCTTTTCGCAGGCATCGCGGAAGGATTCAAAAGGTAGCGCGTTGTTAGGCATGGTGTCGTCCGGTGAGTGGTGAGTGGTTTATTGAAACTCGGCGCAGGCCTGCGACCAGATGGCGCGGCGCTGCGGGGTCCAGAATTCAGGGTCGCGGGCGGCCTCGACGTGGGCAGCCAGGGAAACGAGATCGACGAGGATGACGTTTGGCGTGGGTCGCGATGATTCGACAAAGCCGGCGCCGATGAGGCGATAGAGGCTCTTCCAGGACAGGCCATGGAGGCCGACGTTTTCGCCCAGGTCGCGAGTCATGCGGACATACTGCGAGTGGAGCTTCAGGACCGGGAGGTAGGTGCCATCCACTTGGCGCATGAGCCGGACCAGGCCGACGCGCGGGACATCATCGGGGTGGATGTTTCCGACTGCCCACTGGCCAGGGGCGATCTCTACGAGTTCGGTTTTCGCCTCGCGTCCGTTGGCGAGCTTCAGGATCGGTGCTTTTTTGTTAGGTTCGCTCATAGCTCAGCTCTTGCGTTGGGATTTGTTGCGTCCGCGCTTCGATCCCCTGCCCTCGCGGGCGGAAATCCGATTGCGGATGGTGTAGAGGATCTGGGCGAGTTCGCCGGCGGTGAGGGATGCCAGGTCGCGGCCCCGGCATTTCTGTTTGGCGATGGCGACGACGTAAGCCGCCGTGAGCATCCCCCCGGCCTCGGCGACGCGGTGGGCGATCATGGGGCTGTATTCCGCATTCCCGGGCGTGATGCGGGCGGCGTGTTCGAGCACGGCGCGGAGGATGAGGGCGCGGAGTTCCTCGCGGCGTTCGTGGGTGTCTTCTTCCGCACCGTGGTCCTTCACGCGTCCGGTGCGCATGTAGTTCCGGAATGCCTGGACATCCTTCCCGGCAAGCACTTCGAAGTGCGCGCGGATGCCGCGAAACTGATGGTTGGTGCAGGCGGTAAGGCTGGCGGGGAATCCGGCCTCGGCGAGCTGCTTGCGACGCCACTCGGCAATGGCGGCGGAGCGGGAGGTGCCAAAAGGCACCTCCACCAGCCCCACCTTTTCCTGGTGGGCGAAGGCCGCAGCGGCTTCCTGACTGAGGCGGGCCTTTTGGAGCTTGCTGAGCAGGTTGCCCGCCGCCGTTTTACGTCCGGCGCGAAGCCCGGTATGCAGGGCTGCCTGGAGGTGCGCGGGCACGCGGGCGGAGCTGGTGGAGGTCTTTGGTTTCATGGTGTCGTCCTGGGGTAGTGGTGCGGGTTATTTCATTTCCGCTTCCGTGGCCTCATTCAGGGCTCGCTTGCGGAGTTCCTTGGCGATGAAAGCCCGGCGGGTGCCGTGGCCGCCGTTTCGATCGCACCAGCGGTGCGCATCGATGAGCTGCTCGCGAGTGGCCAAGCGCAGGGCGGCATGGCATTTCGCGGCGGCGCAGCAGATGATGGGGGCGATGTCGGCCGGCACGGCGGGAGCGGTGCGGGTGCCGATAGTCATGCCTTTGCGGAGTTGCATGGTGTGGGATGCCTTTCTAACAATTCAGGTTCAGGTGACAGGGACGGTGGGCTGCTCGGCAGGGACATCGCGGTCCGGCTCGAAGCCGAATGCCTCGCCCTTCACGACGCGGATGCCCAGGGATTCCAGGAACTCGCGGGCGGTATCGCTCGACCGGAATGCGGCCAGTATGGCGTTCTTGTTGAGCGTGGGCTTGATGCTCACAAACCGCTCGATGGTTTTCTCATCGTCGCAGGCCAGGAGACTATCGAGGGCCTCGGCAGCCTTGATGCCAGGTTCGAATGCGACCTTGCCCTTGCCAGCGCGGAAAAACAGCTTGTGACCCGCGAGCGTGATCGACTGCTTTTCTCCAAACTCGTTCTTGCGGTTGGCCGTGGCCCATTGGGCGAGGCGCTTGGTTTTCTGTTCGATCTCGCGGTCGAGTTCCTCGATGTGGATGGAGAATTCCATCTTCAGGGCTTCGAGCCGCTCGTCACGAGTGAGGATGGCGCGGTCGCGTTCGAGGATGAGGGCGGCGGTGGCGGCAGCGATGCCGGTGGCCTCATCACGGTCCTTGATGGCGGGGAGGCGGAGCTTGGATAGGAGCGATTTGGTGGTCATGATGTCAGTGGGTGGCAGTGGTTTCGGTGATGGCTGCACGCGCAGCCTGGAGGATGTGGGCGACACGCTCGGCGCAGACGCGGCCATGGCGGATGCGTTCGAGGAGGGCATTCGCACAGGTGTCGGAGAGGTAGTGGACGGTGTTTTCGCTGAAGCCGATTCGCTCGCGGAGGGCGTCCAGCGCGGTCTCTACGGCCTCGATGTCGCCCTCGCCATCCAGCGGGAGGTGCTCGATCTCGATGACCTCGCCGGATTCGGCGATGCGATCGGTGAGGGGGTCGATGGTATCGGCAAACTCGCAGAGGCGACCAGCGGTGGCCCGCAAGGTCTCGGCGAAGGTCCGGCGAGCGGATGGCGTGGCCGTGGCCGGGCCGATGTCTCCGACGATGACGCACTCAAGGGCGTATTCGATGAGAGACATCTTCCCGAGTAGGTCGATGATTTCGCGCTGGGCCTCGCGGTCGATGAGGGTGGGAGTCATGCGGCGACGGGTTTGGCGTTGCGGGTTTGCAGGGCGGCGACGAGGTCCTCGGTCTCAGCGAGGACCGTGGCCTTGGCGATGGTGTCCGCGTTGCCCAGGCGTTTCGCCAGGCGGCGGAGGAAGGCATAGGAGCCGTAGGACTGAGCGGCGCGGCAGACGATGCCCAGGGCGGCGGTCCAATCTCCCTGAGCGGATTCCAGAGCAGGGACCCGGCGGCGGAGGAAAAGCTCGGCATCCGCCGGCGAGGGGGCTTTCAGCCGCACTCGATCGAACATGCGATTGAGCACGAGCTGGCTGGCCTCCGCCCAGGCGGCGCTGGCCAGCTTCTTCCACAGCGTATCGATGCACGCGACGATCACGATGACATCCGAGTCATTGAGCAGGCCCTTCAGGACGTTCAACGATTCGGCAGCCATGTGGTGGCCTTCGTCGATGGCGAGGATCTGGCGCTTGCTGCGGAAGTGAGCCTTCAGGGCGGCGAGCCGGCCAGCGTAGCGGATGGGCATGCGGGAGTTTTCGTCCTCGGTAGGGTCCGAATAGACACCGGCAGCGACGAGGATGTCCGCGACCATGCAGTTCGGGTTCTTCCATGCGGTGTTGGCATCTACTAGGAACGCCGTTTTCGGGTAGCGGCGGACGATGTTCGTGAGCGACATGGTCTTGCCGGATCCGGTCGGTCCTTCGATGAGCAAGAGCCGCTCGCGTCCGTGCTGCGGGATGAGTAGGGCGGCGGCTTTCGCGGTCTCGAAGGCGGGTTCCAGGTCGGGATAGATTTCCTCCGGCCCATTCGCGCCGGAGCCATGCTGGATGAGATCCCAGACGCCACGGTAGCGAGCGAGGAGGCTATCGAGGTCCGCGAAATCGGCATCGCCATTGACCAGGCGACGGAAGGTTTTCGTACTACTCAGGCCGGGATACCGCCGGAGCATTTCCTCATTGCTGATGCGCGGGGATCTGGATGCCTGCCAAGCCTGGATGCCCTGGGCGAGGGCGATGAGTTCGGCAGCGGTGGGCGATGCGTCCGCGCGCTGGTCCGCCTCGGGGTGGGATGCGGTCATGAAGTTCATGCGCGGGGGTTCCTTTCCACGCCGATGCGGGTGGCGAGCCCAAGGAATGGGTGGATGCCCTCAGCCGATGGCTGGAACACGGTGGCGACGCGCGGCGATGCGAGATCCACACACACCAGGAGGGCGCGGGCGGAGAGCATGTCCGGCACGGTGGTTTCCCTGCCCGATGCGGCGACCACGATGCGCGGAGGCAGCGGGAAGTCGTAGAGCCAGACGGCTCCGGTGGGCAGGGTGATGCGGAGTTCGCGGTCCGCCGTGTGGCGGCCCTCGATCAACGTGGGGCGGAAGCCCTCAGTGGTTTCCTCCACGGCTGGCGCGGCGGAGCTGGCGGTGTGTTTTAGCGTATCCATGGTGTCGTCCTTGGTGTTAGCGGGGAGAGAATGTTAGAGGTGCTGCTCGGCAGCGGATTCGAGGGCAGCCAGGGCAGCGGCGCGGTCTGAGCCGAAGAGGGCGGCAGCTTCGCGAGGCATGGCGGCGAGGCCTCCGCGCACCGGGGCGGCGATGCGGGTTTCCCTGGCTGGCTCGGCAGGGGCCGGGGCGTCTGCCGTGGGGTTCCGCTGGACTTCCAGGGCGTTGCCCAGGCCATCGCGCGCCACGCTCTTCAGCATGGCCGGGCCTTCACCGGCCGGCATGATGGTGCGATACTCGGCGCGGAGGGCGGCATTGCGCTTGCGCTTGGTCTCGATCTCGGGCGCGGCACCATCGAAGACGTATTTCGGGACATCCGCATCGAACTCGGCGACGCCGATGAGCTGGCCAAAGGCAAAGCCCTCGCGGTTCCGCTGGTCGGTGCAGGCATTGAAGACGTGGCAGCCTTCATGCGGGCGCGCCGGGTGGAAGGCGATGAGGACCGGGTAAAGGTTCGGCAGCAAGGGCATGCCCACGGCACCATGCACGGCGAAGCGGAAACTCCGCTCGTAGTGGTCCGCGCGGACTTCGATGATGCCACCGCGGACGCTGGCGGTCTTTTTCACCGGGAGGAAATACCAGCGGTCCTTTTCTAACAGAGGCGTCCGGACATGCTCGGCAGCCCAGAGTTCCTCGGCGCTTACGGTGCGGCCATTGAAATGCTGGCGGCTTTTCAGAGCGCGGTTGTCTCGCTCCATGACATCCACCAGGGCGGCAGCGCATTCGGGGAGAGCCCAGAAATAGGGCAGCGCATCGGCATGGCCTTTCTGAGCGCGGAGGAAAAGTTTCGTGGCCTTCTCAAACTCGCCGCGATGCGCGCCGATGTCCGTGGAACGGTGGGAGAGCAGGGATTGCAGCTCGGCAAATCCTCCCTCGACCTCGCTCTTGCCGGTGGAGGTGAAGGCGTGATGAATGAAGAAAAGATCGGAGAGTGAGCCCCAGCGGCGGCCGTCTTCCAGGCGCAGGCCGTCGATAAAAGTATTCTTCCAGGGGCCACGCTCGACGATCCACGCGAGGGGCAGGCCATTGGCCTCGACGACGGCGCGCATGTGGTCCGCGATGTCTTCCAAGCGATAGGCATCGCGCTCGCGGCCGCAGAGGTCCGCCTGGAGCCAGCGGAGCGAGCGCGTGTCCCGCGTGATGAGGGTTTGCCGTCCGGTGGTTTCGCGGCCCAGGGCGGCATCGAAATACCGATAAGGCTGGTTGATGCTCATGTCATCGCTCTGAAACACCATGCCGGCACGGAGCGGGACATCACGGTCCCCGATGCGGATGAAGGCTCCGGAGCGGGAACGCATGGCGACATCGAAGGCATGCTTCGATCCGCGAAGCTCAGCTTCCAGGGCGGGAGTCAGCTCGGCTGCTTTGCGCACGGAAAGCGGCCATTTCGGCTGGCGTCGCTCGGCATGAGCGCGGGCGATGATCGCGGAAAGGGCGCGATAGGCTTCAGGGGAAGCGGACGGATCATCGAGAAAGGCATCGATGGCCTTCGCCAGGGAATGCACTTTGTTCATGAGCCGATAGCGGCGGAGAAGGTCGATGTCGCCGGGGGTGAGCGGGACGCTGGCGGGGCGTCCGCCAGCGGCTGGCCGGGCCAGAGAGTCGGCATCGAGGCGGAGGAAACGCGTAAGCTGCACCGGCGTGAGCCCGAGCTGGCGGGCGACATCGGCCTGGCGCATGCCCCCGGCAGCGAGGAGCTGCCGGGCATGGTTCGCAAGGGTGAGCTTTTGCTGTTTCGTCATGGCTGTTAGACGGGAACGGGAATCCAGAAGAGGATGGTGGCGGATACTCCTTCGCCTTGCACCAGAGGCATTCCGTAGGTGTCCACCCACTCCCCGGCGATGTCGTCCCACTGAATGCGGTCCGCTCCATTCCAACGGTCATACCCGTCCTTGAGACGGGCGTAAACCACGTAGAATTGGCCGTCCTTTGGCGGCTCGCCGGGTGTCCAGGTGGGGTTCATGTTAGATGAGGGATTGGGTGATGAGTTCGCGGATTTCGGCGGGTGCTTCCTCGATCCAGGTGGCGATGCCGGTCTTGGCGGCTTCGCGTTGCTCGTCATCGAGCGCGTCCCACTTTTTCCAGAGGTCGGAGACTTTGGTTTGGGCTCCGCGATAGGTCTGCCATGCGGCAGCGCGGGCGATGGCGGCGGGGTCTTTGGCCTTCTTTTCGGCCTTGCCGTTGGCGATGAGGAAATCGACGCCGGCCTTCACGGCTCCGAGGCCACAGCCCGCCCAGACATTCGCCTCGGCATCGGCCTGGAATGGCTTTCCATCGCCTTCGAGCAGGCGGAATAGCTCAGCGGCTTGCTCCATGAGGCGGAGGGACACGGAGAACTTGAAGGCGAGGGCCGGGAGGTCCGTCCCGCATTCAGTGCGGGACGGGCTTTGCTTCAGGGCGGCCAGCTTCCGCTTGCCCCCATCCAGAGCGATCTGCGGATTGAGGAGACATGCCAGGTAAGCCGCCGCGCCCTTCGAGTAGTGGCGGCGTCCGGCCACCGTAGCGGCGATGATGGCGGGCGCGTCGCTGGCGGCGACGATGGTGGCCGGGACCTTGGCGAGCTTTGCGGAGCCGGCGGCATACCAGCGGTTCCGACCATCGACGATCCACCATTCCGCTCCGAGCGGGCGGGGGGTGTCGTCATCGTCCTCGATCTTGCAGATTTTGAGGGGCTCGATGATGCCCACGTCCGTGATGCTGGCGAGCAGTGCGGCGAGATCGCCCTCAAGCTCGGCAGCACGCTCGGCATGCTCATCGCGGTTTTTCCCGGCCTTGCGCGACCGAATGGTGAAATGAGTGGCGAGGCTTTCCATGGTGCCGACACGCGCCAGGAGCGGGTGCGGAGCCATCGACTCCCGAAGAATGAGTTGGGTGCTCACTTGCCGACCTCCTTTGTTTGCAGGTTGTCGAGTTCGACGGTGAGGCGGCGGATCCAGCCATTTGCCTCCTTGGCCATGGTGCCGTTTTCAGGCTGCCCGGCGGTCCGCTTGAGCAGATCCATGGCAAGCTCCATGTCCGCGAGAATTTCCGTGAGCGTCCTCATGCGGCTGCGACCTCCCTCGCTGGCAGAGCTTCGATGGCGGCGATGAGCCGGGCGGATTCGCGGTGGCCGTTCAGCACGCGGTTGAGGTGCTCGAACGTCACGCCCAGCTCGGCGGCGGCGGCCCGGTGGGACCAGCCCTTCTTCTTGAGCCGCTTTTTCGCGGCAGCCCGTCGTTGACTCGTCATAACGAAGTCACTTCTACGAATTCGCCGAATCCGCGCAAGTGAAATTCACCCGAATTGCAAAAAACTTCACCATTCTTAGGTGAAGTTCACCATGAAGATACAAGGGAAACCCCGCCGTTGCTTGACTGGCGGGCTTTGTTGACCCGTCATCGTGGCGTGAGCGTTTTCCGCACCCTCCGCGACCACGGTCGTGGCCTGAAGTATCTCCGCGAGGCGCAGTCCCTCAGCGCCAAGGATTTGGCGGCCCGACTAGGGGTGGCTGCGTCCTACCTTTCTGAGGTCGAAACAGGCAAACGGCCCCTGACGGAAGGTTTCGCGGAGCGCATCGCCGCCGAGTTGTCATTGCAGCCTGGTGAATTCGTCGAACGCGTGATCGCTGCCGGCGGCGGCTTTGCCGATGATGCCGGACCTCCTCGAAACGTGGGTGAGGAGCCGCCTCCCTATCGGGTGCGCAGTGAAAATCTCATGACCCCGCCCGCCGCCTCCGCCTCATGTGCCGAAATGGAAATACTCGCTCGCTGGCTCTTTCGCCGGCTGAACTCCGCCGAGCGGGCGGAGTCCCTGGAAAACCTCACCCGCCAAGCCCTCGCCGGGGATGCCGAGGCCGCGTCCGCTGCCAGGGCATTGCTCTTGCTCATCCGAACCGAATCCACCTAACAGATCCCATGTTCAACATCCCAAAGAAAGTCATCGACCGGGCCACCGCCTCTCTCAAGAACTATCAGAAAATCGCCGAATCCCACCGGGCTCGCGATGTTTCTGAGGCGGACACCGTCACTCTGATCAAGGACATCCTCGCCGATGTTTGCGGCTTCGACAAATACACGGAGCTGACCAGCGAACAGCAAATTCGCGGCACCTTCTGCGATCTCGCCATTCGCATCGATGGCAAGATCCGGGTCTTACTCGAAGCGAAGGCCGCCGGCGTGGATCTGAATGAGTCGCACCTCCGCCAGGCGATCAACTACGCGGCCAACCAGGGCATCGAGTGGGTCATGCTTACGAACTCCATCCGCTGGCGGCTCTTCCGCATGAAGTTCGCCCAGCCCATCGATGCCGAGGAAATTTGCTCGTTTGATCTCACTACGTTGAACCCTCGGGCGGAAGACGATCAACGGAAGCTTTTCATGATCTCGCGGGAAGGTGTCTTGGCTGATGCGATGAACCTTTTCCACCAGCATGCGGCCATAATGAATCCCTACACGGTCACTCAGGTCCTGATGCAAGACCCCGTCGTCGCGGTGTTGCGGCGTGAACTGCGGAGGATTTTCCCAGACATTAAAGTCACAGCGGAAGAGCTGGGCATCATGCTGAAATCGTCGATCCTCAAACGCGAAGTCACCGAGGGCGAAAAGGCCGCTGATGCAGCCTCCAGGGTCAAGAAGCAAGCGAACAAGCTCGCCAAGAAAGCCGCCAAGGACAAAGCTCCCGATGCCCCCGGCGAGGTCACGACTGAAACCGGTGAACAAATGGGCACCGATGAGGCAGGCACCAGCGATCCTGATCCAGCGCCATGAAATCCATCCCCCTACTCATCCTCCTGGCCGGGCTGGCCCATGGTCGCCTGGGCGAAACTCGCGAGCAAGCGGCCACCCGCTACGGTGCGGCGATCTCCTCGACGGAAACCTCGACCACTCACGAGCACGGTGGCATGCGGATCGACCTTGTTTTCGGGGACGATGGCAAGGCCTCTGAAATCCGCGTCGCAAAGCTGCCCAGCATCATGGCGGGGCGCTATTCGCCCATGCCGCCGACGCTCATCGCCGAGCAACTCAAAAACGCCCAGCCCGGAGAGTGGGTCCGGCAGCCAGGCCGCGTGGTGAAAGAGACCTGGCACTCGCCCGATGGGTCGCTGGTCGCCGTCTTCGACCACCAGGTGAAGATCCTTTCCATCGCTCCGGTGAAGTAGTCCTTCTAGTGACATCCGCGCCATCCCGCGAGGCGCGATTTCTCAGGCCGCTCATCATGCCCCTGCATGATCGATGCGGCCTTTCTGTTTTTCGCCCAGACCACTCCACCGGCTCCCTCTGCCGGGGACTACTCCGCCGCATTCACGTGGCTGGGAGGCATGGTGGCCGCTGCCATCATCGCGAACCAGGTCATGGCCGCCATCTTGAATGCCCGGAAGCTCCGTGGCGCGGATCCGGAGACCGATGAGCGGCTCGATAGCCGATACGCTTCCAAGGCCTCGGTCGATGAGGTGTCCCGCGAACTCTCTAACCTCCGCAGTGAGGTCGGCCATGTCTCGACAACCATGTCCAACGAACTCCGGGAAATCCACCGGAGTTTGGGCCGCATCGAAGGACGCCTGAAGACCCAGCCAGGACTCTAACATTTTTTATGGACGACGCCGATAAACCAACCCTCCGCCGCACTCTCCGCGCCCACCTTGCCGAGCGCCCTTCCGTCGCTCTCTCCACCGGCACTCTTCACCGCCGGTTCGAAAAGGAATTCGACTGCACCGCCGGCGATGTCGCGGATGCCCTCAAGTTCCTCCTCTCCCTCGGTCAGGTGAAGGAAATCCAAGACCCCATGGGAGGTCGCGAGCTTTCCTACCAAGCCACCGCCGCCGGCATCCTCGCCCATGAGCGCGGCGAATAACCTTCTCTAACAGCATTCCGCCCCATGTGCCGCCCAGACTCGACTGCCTCAGTAAGCACCTCTCCCGAGGTGCCCAAGGACAAGTGGGGATTCCGAGTCTGGGCACCCCTCTCCCTGGTCAACTCCATCCGCCCCCGCATCCGCCCATGAAACCGAAATTGCTCAGCTACCTCACCATCACCGCCGCCATCATCACGGCGCTGTCTGCCCTCGACCTCTCTGGCATCGCCGCCCTCATGCCCGGCGACCATGACGCCACCGTCGCCTGGATCTCAGGCGGTCTCACCACGCTGCTCACCATCGTCCGCAGCATCGGCGATCTGCTGGATGATGGTAAGCCTAACAACTCATTCCGCTGCCCCGCATGGGTCGCCCTGGGCGCGCTGCTCATCGCCTGCGCGTGCATGTCGTCATGCGGCACACCCCTCAACCTCCGCGTGTTCGATCCTGAACACGGCATCGGGGCCAGCTACTCCACGAAAGGCGGCATCGGCGTCGAATACGTCCGCCCGGTCGAGCCCACGAAGTAACCTTTCCTCCGGGAAACAGGGGCTTGGCCGTGGCGGCGTCGTCCCCGCCACAGTCAGGCCCCTGTCACTCTTTCCCCCTCCATGAATTCTCTCATTTCGCGCCTCGCACAAATCTACCTGAAGGATCTCGGTCTCTACCGTGGGGACATCGATGGAATTTTTGGCCCCATGTCTCGCACCGCAGCGGTGCAGTGGTGGAGGTCCTTCTCCAAGTCGCCGGTCTATGCCGACGTCATGCGCATCACCCTCGCCCAGCGGCAGCTCGCCAAGGAGCGATTCTACCAGGGCCGGATCGATGGCATCCTCGGCCAGGCGACCAAGGCCGCCGTCGCTCGCTGGGGCGAGCGCATCGGCCTGCGTCCCGAACAGGCTCCGGACACTCCCTATGTGCTCGCGCAAAGTTACATCGGCACCAAGGAGATCCCTGGCAAGCAAGACAATCCTATCATCATCCGCTGGCTGCGGACTTTCGCGGCGTGGGTTTCCAGTGAAGAAACCGCATGGTGCTCCGCATTCGTCAATGCCATGGCAAAGGCCACCGGCTTCGAGCGGAGCGGCAAACTCAATGCCAGGTCTTGGCTGGGTGTGGGCGAGCCCATCGATCTCGCAGACGCTCGCCCGGGCGATGTCGTCATCCTCTGGCGGAAGTCCCTCACGGCATGGGAAGGCCACGTCGGTTTCCTCGACCACTTCGACCGTCGCCAGGGACAGCTCTGGTTGCTCGGCGGGAATCAATACAACTCGTCTCGCGGAAAAAGCGATGAAGTGAATGTCTCTCCCTACCCGGTCTCCCGCCTCCTCGGCGTCCGTCGCCTGAAACGTCTCCCTGACTGAGTGAGGGCCTCGCCCGCAACTCTACCGGACCTGGAACATCCGCAATCTCCCTCCCCTGGGCCAGGCTATTCAGGGGAGTTCTAACACCGAAACCATAACTCCTATGATGCAGCTCCTTACTCTCCCTTTCCTTTTCAGCATGTCCGCCCGGGATTTTCCCCCGTCCGGGCTATTGCTGCCAACCCGTCCGCTCCACCGGCCTGCAAAATCGCAGCGTCAAAAACGCCGGGATGCCCGCCGCCGTTTCGCTGGTGGCGATCGCTTCGCTTTCTCCCGCTGACCCCCACTGATGGCACGCCAAGGTAAAATCGCCCGGCTACCTCATGACCTCCGCGAGGAGGTCAATCGTCGTCTATTGGATGGCGAAACATCGCGGACGATTTTGAAGTGGCTGAATGCTCAGCCCTCCGCCGTGAAAGTATGGGATGAGCTTTTCGAAGGCGCTCCGGCCTCCGCGCAGAACCTCAGCGAGTGGCGCGCCGGCGGATATGCCGAATGGCGGAAACAGCGGGACAAGGTCGAAAACCTGAAAACCCTCTCAAGTTTCGCCAGCAATCTCGCCAAGGCCGGGGGATCGATCGCCGATGGCGCGGCCGCCGTCATCGGTGGGCAGATCCTCGAAGCCCTCGAAGCTGCCGGAAACCTCGCCGTCACCGGCGGCTCTGATGATGCCGAAAAAGACCCGCTCGATGGCCTGGCCAAGATGGCCTCCGCCGTGGCCTCTCTGCAAAAGGCCGGCACGGCAAAAGGCAAACTCGAACTCGAAAAAAAGCGGGTGGGTCAAAAAGACCGCCAGCTCGACCTGGATGAGGCGAAGTTCGAGAAGCAGACCGTGACGAAATTCTTCGAATGGGCGCGCACCCCTGAAGCCCAGGCGATCCTCGATTCTGGGAATCCGCGAGACGTCATTCTCGCGGATCTCCGCTCGCTCATGTTCGGCAGTCGCCCCGCAAACCTTCCGACCGTGCCGTCATGAGCCAGCCCCTGATCAAGTTCTTGCCACCTCAAGAAGCCGTATTCTGGGCGGAGCTGCGCGTGTTCTTCATGCTCTGGCGGCGGCAGCTCGGGAAGAGTTTCACCCTCGGGGCGAAGGCGATGGATCGCATGATGTCACGGAAAGGCCACTCGGTCTATTTCGTGTCCGCATCGATCCTGATGGGCCAGGAAAACATCCTGAAGGAAATCGCCATCTGGAACATTTTGTTAGATTACTACCGGCGCGCGGCGGAGGCTCGCGGACTAAAGTTATCGTCGAACATCGATGGCCTCGATCTCGATGCCGTCGCGGAAATCTTCGAAGCCTCCAAGCTGGAAGTGAAAATCTGGTGGAGCCGGACCACTTATTCCCGCTCGCGAGTCATCGCTCCGAACCCCATGACCGCGCGCGGTTTCTCGGGCGACGTGTTCGGGGACGAAATCGGTTTCTGGCCCGACTTCGATGGCGTCTGGGATGCCGTCGAGCCCATCATGTCGCGGAACCCCGAGTGGATGATGATCCTCGCCACCACTCCGCCCAGCGATGACACTCACCCCACTCACGAGCTGCTCAATCCTGGCACTCGTGAGTTCCCTCGGAGCCCGCATGGCAACTGGTTCGAGACGGAAAGCGGTTTCCCGGTTCACCGGGTCGATGCCTTCGATGCCGAGGCTGCCGGGCTGCCTCTTTTCCACCCTCGCACTTCCAAGCCCATCACCATCGAGGAGGCCCGCGCCTTGGCCCTCAACAAGACCGCCTTCGACCGAAACTATCTCCTCAAGTTCCTCGCCTCTGGCTCTGCCGCCATCCCACGCCACCTCCTCGTCACCGCCCAGCTCAAGGGTCAGGACGCCTGCGCCGGCGTGGACATCACCGAACCTGTCAAAGCTGCCTAACAGCTCATGCTCGCCACTCATGCCGTCCCTCCCGATTGGTCAGCCCACCTCGCCGGTGGCCTGATCACGCTGGGCTATGACGTGGCGACCACAACTTCGAAAACCTCGAACCCATCGGCCATCACGGTCATGGAGGAACATGCGGGAACCTACTGGCAGCGGCTCCTGGTCCGATTCAAAGCCGAGGACCCAGACGCTCCCTTCCAGATCCTCACCTCGATCCTCGATGCCTGCCCGCCTGGAAAACTCCGCAGTCTCCAGGTCGATGCCTCGAACGAAAAATACCATGCCCGGAACATCGCGAAAAAGTTTCGCAGCCGTCTCCCTGTCCGCCTGATCTCCTCGGGCGAGTCCGTGCTCTGGCAGGGCGAAAAATTCAGCTACAAGACTCTCCTCGGGCAGCTCTACTGCTCGGCATTCGAGGACGGCCGCATGGCCATCGCCGGTGGCGAGTGGATCATAAAGGACCATCGCCTGGTCAAACACCATGCCGGGTCTTACGCGACCGATACCGACGACGCCGGAAACCACGGCGACACCTTCGACTCCGGCAAGCTCGCCTACTGGGGCCACATTCGCGGCGCGCGGGGAACATCTCGCGGCGTCGCCGGCGCAAAAGTCGGTGGCAGCTCGGGCCAGGCGAAACGCAAACTCGCGGGCTCATTCGGCCCGACCAAAAACAAACGCACCCTGAACGCATGAACATCCTGCAACGTCTTTTCGGGCGGAAGCCTTCAAGCCGCGCGTCGCTGCGATCGCACCGATTCGAGCCGCCGGCGATCGCTCAAACCATGGACGCCGGCCGGATCTCGGATGTCCTCCGCGCCGCCGAGTCCGGCGACATGAGCGAGTTTTTCCAGCTCGCCCGCGACATCGTATCCGGCCACGGCCACACCCTCACGGAGTTCGGCAAGCGGAAGCTCGCCGTCCTCGCCGAAACTCAGTCCTTCTCCGCAGCAGACCCCGACAATCCTGCCCAGGCCGCGCGCGCGAAAGGTGCAGGCGAAAACATGGAGTCCATCACTGGCTGGAACTCCGCGATGATTCACCTTCTGGACTCGACCCTTCTACCGGTGTCCGTCCTGCAAAAAGTCTGGATCCCCTCCACCCGCCCTGACTGGCGCTACGAACTGGCGGACCTCATTCCCGTCCCCTATCACCAGCTCGATTTCTCCACTGGCAGCCTCCGCATTAAGGATGTCGGCCCAGAGGGCGAGCCGCTGGGCACGTCCCACGCGCCTGCACCGCTGCAATACGTCGTCCACCGTGGGCACCTCCTCACGTCCGTCCCGGACACCTGGGGCGGCCCCATGCGCGCCGTCTTGTTCTGGTGGCTCTTCGCGACCCAAGACCGCGACTGGTGGATTCGCTTCTTGGAACGGTTCGGCGCGCCCTTCATCGAAGGCTCTTACGACAAGTCCGACGACGAAAGCCGGACCCTTTTGGAGGCGGCATTCAGTGCGGCGACCAGGCTGTTCGGGATCGTCGTCCCGGACGATGCGAGCGTGAAAATCCACCAGGCCTCCGCGACCGATTCGGGCGACGCCTTCGAAAAATTTCACGCCACCGCAAACCGCGAAATCTCGAAGATCATCGTCGGGCAAACCTCGTCGGCCGAAATCCAGAAAAGCGGCCTCGGCGATTCCCAGGGCACGGCTCAGTCCGAGGTGCGTGATGACCTCCGCCGCTTCGACGCCATCATGCTCGCGGCGACCGTCCGAAACCAGATCCTCCGACCCCTTTACCAGCTCAATGGCTGGTCTGAGGAGCCTGCCCGTATCGCCTGGGGCGGCGACGACGCCGAGGACCTCGACACCCTCAGCCAGATCCTGGAACGGTTGGCCACCATCGGCATCGGCGTGACGGACGACGGCCTGGCCTCCGTCTCCAAGCGGCTTGCTCTTCCCCTCGAACGCCTGGCCAGCTCGCGGCCGGCACACGGCCCGCTGTCGGCCATGTCCTCGCCGCGCCCCGGCCCAGGTCAAACCCGGACGGCGCTCGCGACCATCGATCGCCTTGCGGCCACCTCCGCCGGCGAGCTGGCCGACAGCCTGGCAGAATCCCTGGCCCCGCTGGCTGCTCAGGTTTCGGCGGCGACATCGCTGTCCGATCTCGAACGCCGGCTGCGGAGGTCCGTGCCGACCCTTTCTGTCCGTGATGCGGCTGCCGTTGCCGAGTCAGTCCTGGTGTCGAGCGCCGTCGTTGCCGCCGATGCCTTCCGCGAGGTCTGACCCATTTCAGGGTTTTGCGACAACCGTTTCAGTGTTTTGCGACACGCCTCTGGCAGCCGGTCCGGAATCCGTTGATTTAGCAGCGTTTCCGACTAGATCCGACCGTTTCAAACCTTTTCGGATTGCTCATCGAGGCGCTGGGTGCTCATGGGGCGGGGTGGGAGAGTTGGCGGTCGATGCAGGATTCGAGGGCCTTGCGGATGCGGAGGAGGGTGAGGGAGAGGGCGGTGGGGGACTGGCGGCGGGCGTGGGCCATTTCCTGGACTGAGGCACCGGGTTGGTAGCGGGCGAGGATGAGCTGGCGTTGGCTGGCGGGGAGTTTGGCGAGGCAGTGTTCGAGGGCGGCATCAAGGTCGCGCGAGGTGGCGGCGGCGGCATCGGCGGCGAGGAGATCGAGGAGGGCGTCATCGAAGATATGGCGGTCGCGGGCGGCATCGCGGCGGGCGGCTTTGATCTGGAAGAGGGCGATGGTCAGGGCCCAGGGGAGGAAGGGTTGGGAGGGATCGTATTCGGCGGCTTTGCGCCAGAGGAGGAGAGTGGTTTCCTGGACGACGTCATCGGCGAGCATGCGATCGGGCAGCAGCGAGTGGACGTAGCGATGGATGGCGGCCTGATGCGTGGCGATCAGGGCGACCATGGTCTCCTCGGGATTGGCTGGAGTGGGATGCACGGGATTCGAGAGGATTACCGGGAAACGAGGGGATCTTTCGGAAATTTTTCGGGTTTTCGCGGCATGGGGATTGGAGTGGAAGAAGGCTTTGTGGTTTTTGCCATTGAATCGGCCTTGTTCATTGGCGATAAGGCGCGCGCGCCCAATTGCGCAACGACGACACATGAGTAACGGAAATCGACGGGGACCTGGTGGTGGCGGCGGAGGCCGCGGTGGAAGAGGTGGCGGCTTTGGCCGCGGACGTGGTCCTGGAGGAGGGCGCGGCCGGAGGGCTGCCGAGGAGGAGGATTCCGAGAAGGCGGTGGAGGTGGAGGGCGTGATCACCCAGGTCCTGGCCGGTACGCAGTTCCGCGTGCAACTGCCGAGCGGTCACGAGGTTCTCGCCCACATTTCCGGCAAGATGCGGAAGCGTTTCATCCGACTGGTCGTCGGTGACCGCGTGAAGATGGAGATGTCGCCCTACGATGTGACCAAGGCGCGGATCACTTTCCGGCTCGGTTGA